GTCTCTCAGGTGCCGATGGTGCAGGCAGAGCTGGAGGCCGCCCGGGTGGCCTACATGCAGACCAATGCCCTGCGTGAGATGAGCAAGCTGGAAGAGCTGCAGGCGCTGGAAGAGATTGCCCAGCGCTACGACCTGAACGCCAAAGACAAAGCCCGAATCGCACGCGATACCGCGCGGCTCGAAATCGCTGCTTTGCGCGAGATGGCCGAGACCGGCCGTCAGCTCGATGAGCAGCAGCGTGTTGAGCGCGAGCAAAAAGCGCTGGCTGCTGTGGCCCTGGCTGAGTCTGAGGCTCAGAACATGGCCAACATGGGCCTGATCACGCAGCAGCAGTTGCTGGAGCAAGAGCTGCAGTTTGAGCAGCAGAAGACGCAGATCAAGATGGACGCCATGCAGGCGCGATTGCTGGCCGTCGATCCAGATCGTGATCCGATCCAGTACGCGCAGATCCTGTCCCAGATCGAGCAGCTGGAGCTGCAGCACGCCATGAAGGCCGGGCAGATCAAGGCCCAGGCGGTGGCGCAAAACCCGGTGACCAGCGTCATCAAGTCCGCTGAAATGGCTTTCAACCAGTCGATTCAGGGGATGCTGCAGGGCACCATGTCGCTGCGTCAGGGCTTGGCCTCGATTTGGCAGGGCATCAGCTCTTCCATCATTGGCGAGATCTCCAAGATCATCGCCAAGCGCGTGGCCATGTTCGCGCTGGAAAAGGCGCAGTCCCTGGGCCTGATTGGCGCCAAGGCGGCTGAGGCCGGTGCCGGCGCTGCGGCGTCGCAAGCGGGTATCCCCATCGTGGGCCCCGCGTTGGCCCTTGGCGCCATGGCCACGATCTTCGCGGCCGTCATGGGCTTGAGCGGTTCGATTCCGTCTGCTGAGGGCGGCTGGTCGATCCCGGCGGGCACCAATCCGATCGCGCAGCTGCACGAGAAGGAGATGGTGCTGCCCGCGCAGTACGCCGAGATGTTCCGCGAGATGGCCGAGGGCGGTGGCAGCGTGGGTGGCGGCACGGTGGTCTACAACGACCACAGCGGGCGCCTCAGTGATGAGGATATCCGCCGCAAGTCGCGCGTCATTGCTGAAGAGATGAACAAGCTGCAGCGCAACGGCTGGAGACCTGCATGAGCAACCTTGTGTACCCAGAGCTGCCCGGCCTGGGCTTCGGAGTCATCCGGGCCCAGGTTTGGCGCAACTCGGTGCGAGAAACCGATTCGGGCCGCGAGTTCTCCAGAGCGATCTGGTCCAGCCCGCGCCGCCGGTACCGCCTCAAGTATGAGTTTTTGCGCTCGGGTCAGGCGTTTCCCGAGATGCAAACCCTGCTGGCGTTCTTCAATGCCCACCAGGGCAGCTTTGACACCTGGCGCTTCCGGGACCCGGATGACCACGAGGTAACCGACGAGCCCCTGGGCACCGGAAACGGCACCCGGGTGGCTTGGCAGGCCATTCGTGAGTTTGCCGGCCTGGTCGAGCCGGTGTACGAGCTGGATGGCACGCCTGTGGTCAAGATCAACGGTGTGGCCACCACGGCGTTCACCGTGAGTGCCACCGGGCTGATCACCTTCAGCGCCCCGCCGGCCAATGGTGCTGACATCACCTGGACCGGTGATTACTTCTGGCGCTGCCGCTTCACCAAGGACCAGATGGACCTGGAGAAGTTCATGCAGGACATGTGGCAGCTCGGCCAGGTCGAGTTCATGACGGTGAAACCATGACCCAGCTTCGCAGATCCATCACGCCAGAGTTGTCGGCCCTGCTGCGAGACAACAACCGCCTGCAGGTGGCCGACCTTTACACGATCACGCTGTCTGGTGGTCAAGTGCTGCGCTGGACGAACATCGACCAGGCGGTGGTGATCGGTGCCGACACCTGGGTCATTGGGCCCGGGCTGTCGCGCGGCATGCTTGAGATGTCCGCAGGGGTTGAGGCGCAGGCCATGGACATGACCATCACTGCAGATGCGTCGCAGACCATCAATGGCCAGCCGATGGTTCCATTCATCTTGGCTGGCGGATTTGATGGAGCCGAAGTGGTGCTGGATAAGGCATTCAGGGCTGACCTGGGTGCAGCGCCATGGGTGGGCAAGATCGAGCAGTTTTTCGGGCGCGTTAGCGATGTGGAAAGTGCCGGCCGGCTGCAGGTCCGCGTGACCGTCCGGTCAGTTCTCGAGCTGTTCAATCTGCCGCTGCCGCCCACCGTGTATCAGCCACAGTGCCGCAACAGCTTGTATGACGCCAATTGCGGCCGAGACCCGGCCACTTACACCGTGACCGGCTTTGCGCAGTCGGCCAGCGATGGGCTGCGCATGCAGTTCGCGCATAACCTTTTGCCGGCCTCCGGGTATTTCGATCTGGGTGCCATCACCTTCGTCACTGGCGCCAATGCAGGCATCAGGCGCACGGTGCGCCAGCACTCAACCACCCACATCGTTGTCATGCAGCCATGGCCAGCGCCTGTGGCCGTGGGCGATGAGTTCCAGGTTTACCCAGGCTGCAATCTCACGCTCGAAACATGCACATCCAAGTTCGCCAACAGCCCGCGATTTCGGGGGCACCCATTCATACCCCCGCCAGAAACGGTGATCTGACGCTGCGCCAGCGCGTGGCGGTTGAGGCCTCATCGTGGCTGGGCACGCCCTACCACGCGCATCAGCGTCTCAAGGGCGGTGGGGTCGATTGCGTGCACATGATCTGTGCGGTCTACGAGGCCTGCGGGCTGGTGCCGCCCATTGATCCCGGGGCGTATGCCATCAGTTGGCACCTGCATCGGGATGAGGAGCTGTACATGGCTGCCCTGGACGCGCGGGCAAACCGCACAGAGCACCCGCAGGTGGGCGACATTGCCCTCTTCAGGTTTGGCCGCACCTTCAGCCATGCGGGCATCGTCGTGGAGGGCGGGCAGCTGGTGCATGCGTACAACCGCGCTGGTGGTGGCTCGGTGATCAAAACCAGCCTGTCTCAGGCGCCCCTGACCGGTAGGTCCGGCCCGCGCCCGACGATTTTTTACGACCTTTATTCGATCAGGAGCCTGTAATGGGTGGCACCAGTACCATCAGCAACAGCGAGACACGCGCAGAGGCGCTGAAGCTGCAAAGCAGTGCTTATGGGGCCACCGTGGCCGTGGTGCATGGCACCACCAGAATCGCGGGCAATCTGGTGGATTACGGCGACTTCCGCGCCATTGCCAACACCACCACGCAAGAAAGCGGTGGCAAGGGTGGTGGCGTGAGGGTGCAGAACACGACTTACACCTACACAGCAAACGTCATCATGGGGCTGTGCGAGGGCCCGATTGGCGGCATCAAGCACATTTGGCGCGGAAAGGCCAAGTACGAGCAAGGCCGGGGCCCGTGGGCCGAGTCACTGACGCTGTTTCATGGCAATGAAGACACTCTTCAGCCCCCTTGGTCCGTGCTGGCCACCATGGCCGGCGGCACCCATGAAATCAACTACTCGGGTCTGGCCATTTTCTGCGTTGAGGCCTACGACCTGGGTGGTTCTGCTCAGGTTGAAAACCACAACTTTGAAGTGATCGGCCTGGCCGCGCGGGCATTGCACCCGGATTGTGAAGACGCCGATCCTGCAGCCATCCTGTCGCACTGGGTTACGCACCCGCGTTACGGTCGCGGCCTTCCATCAGCAACGCTGGGGCCGGTCAGCGACTACAGCAACTATTGCCGGGCGGCCGGGCTGCTGCTGTCTCCTGCGCTGACAGAGCAAGCTGCTGCCGCTGATCGAATCAAGCTGCTGATGGAACTGACCAACTCGGCCGTGGTGGTCGCGGATCGAAAGCTGCACATCGTGCCGTTGGCCAGCGAATCGTTGACGCGCACCGCAGCATGGGGTGCTTCTTACAGCTACACACCCGACCTGGCGCCGCTTTTTGATCTGAGCGCTGATCAGTTCCTGATGACCAGCGACAGTCCGCCCGTTCGCGTGATCCGCAAAACGCCGGCCGATGCCTACAACGTCGTCAAAGTTCAGTATCGGAACCGAGCCAACGATTACGCCACTGATGTGGCTGTGGCCGAAGATCGCGCCAGCGTCGACCTTTATGGTGTGAAGGAGGCCCCATTGATCAATGGGGACTGGATCTGTGACACCGAGGTGGCACACGCGGTGGCGCGTATTCGCCTGCAGAAATTCATGACCGCGCTACGCCAGTACCGCTTCGATCTGCCCTGGAACTTTGCGGCCATTCTGCCCACCAACATTTTGCGCATCACTGATCCTGGCCAAGGATTGGATGGTGTGCCGGTGCGCGTGACCCGCATCAGCGAGACAGAGCAGGGCTTCAGCGTGGTGGCTGAGGATTTTCCGAACGCATCCACGGCTGGCCCTGTATACACGCTGCCAGTCCAAGATGGTTTTGTGCATGGCTACTCCGTAGAGCCTGGCGCTACCGAGGTGGTCCATGTCTTTGAGGCACCCCGAGCACTCACTGACACGGGCCTGGAGGTCTGGGCTGCAATCAAGGGCGGCCCAAACTGGGGTGGTGCGCACATGTGGGTGTCACTCAATGGCACCGACTACAAGCGCCTCACCACTGTGTGGGGCGAGTCGCGCTGCGGCGTGCTGACTGGCCCTGTGGCCTCTGGCGTGCTGCCGGTGGGTTCGATGACAGGCAAGCTGCTTTCTGCATCCGCCGATGAGGCGTCAGGCGGCATCACGCTGTGCTACGTGGGCGGGACCACACCCGAGTATCTGGCATACCAAACCGCTACCCTGACGGGCCCTGGGGCTTACAACCTCTCGGGCTTGGTGCGAGGAATTTACGCATCGTCAGATGCGTCTGCACACAGTGCCGGCAATGTGTTCGTGCGCTGTGATGATGCGCTGGCCAAATCTGGGCCGCTGGATACCAATCTCATTGGCCAGCAGGTTTGGATCAAGTTCCAGTCGTTCAACAAGTTCGGGCTGCAGACTGAAGACATGGCCGATGTCACGGCCGTGGCGTATACCGTGTCTGGAAGATTTGCGCGCAATGCTGAGGCAGAGCGTAACCTCATAAAAATAGGAGATTTCAGCCGGCAACCGCTGGGCGTCACGCCTGCATCATGGAGTGGTGGCGAGGTCGTTTCTGTAACCGGCCAGGCATTCACGCGTGCCCTGAAGTTCAATGTGATGAGCATTGCCGAGAGCTCAAACAAGATTGGTGCGAGCCCAGGCGATCAGTTTTATCTCGGCGGCAGGTTAATGGCTGTCGATGATGATTGCAAATTTGGCATGTCCTTCTATGGTGCTGATGGAAGCCTCATCCAGCGGGTTGAAGCGTTCGCCGCAATAACCTACAGATACAACTTCAACAACAACACAACAACAGTTATTGACCAAGGTGTTTGGGTTAACAAGAACTCGGTGATTACTGCTCCTGCGGGTTCTGCTTACGCAATACCTGAGCTATTCAAAACCAATGATCGGCCGCTGATTGGATCTGATTGTTTTGCCGAGGATCTCCAGGTCTTCAGGCCCGCTGTGTCTGGTGAGATTGGTGTAGAGCAGGCCACAAGCGTTTACTACTTTGATCTTGCGGGTTCGGTGAATGTGTCTTCGCCAATTTTGGACACAGCGTCCGGATCGAGTTACCCGACGACAGTTGGTGAAATCAACAACGTGGAGATCCCGTTCGGTTCACGGATGCTGGTGACCATTTCCGCCAGATGCCGTTATGTGAATGCGTCATCTGGTATTTCGGCGACGCTAGGTGGGCAGGGTGAGGTTGCCCTACAGAGCGACACCGGATCAACATTCGGAACCTTCCGATTCAAGAACCTTCCTGGTGCTAGTAGAGAACGAATTGATGAGCTTGTCGGCGCAAGCGCTTCGGTGATGACACCAGGCGTTTACAACTTCAGGATCATGGCTGGCAAACTAACATCCAGTGAGGTTTTTGAGATTCAGTCAATGCAACTTCGGCTGGAGATTGTGAAGCGATGACTTATAGCTTTTACAGAGAATCAGACGGCGAGTTTGCAGGGCACCGATTTATGGGGCCTGAGCAGGCACTTGAGGCCAACACGCCAGCTGGCCATAGGGCAATCGAAGGCGAATATGGTCCTGATCTGTGGGTCTTCGACCTGGATGCCGGCATGCCGGTGCGGCGCACGCCGCCGCGCCCGCAAGACACTGACGAGATCACCTGGCAGCTCAGCGAGGGTGGTCGACGGTGGCTGCCATCGATGACGTTACTTGGTCGAAAACGCCAAGCCGTAGCGGCGCTGCAAGACCAGGTCAAGCAAATCGAAGGCAGCGCTGATCGCGCCGTGCGTGAACTGGTGCTGGCCACGGGCTCGGCGCCTGCAGCAGCACGCATGCAGGCGATTGAGGAGGCCATCGCGCCTCTTCGGGCTCGGCTGGCCGCCATCAATGCAGCAGGTAGCCACGAAGAGCTGGACGCCCTGGGCGACTGACACCATCTGGAAAGCAACCGGCCCGCCATCTGGCGGGCTTTCTTTTTTGGGGAACCGAATGACAGAACAGAGCCATGAGGCGCTCGTGGAGGCGCGGATCAACATCGCCCAGCTGCAGGCGAAGGTTGAAGCGCAGGGCCGAGAGATTGGTGAGCTCAAAGCCATGGTTCAGGCCATGGCTGAGCAGCTGAACCAAGTGGCGGGCACGTTGACCGAAGCCCGCGGCGGCTGGCGGGCGCTGATGCTGCTGGGTGGTGCGGGTGCTGCCTTCGGTGGCGCCTTCACCTGGATCTTGGAACACCTGTTGCGCGGAGGGGTGAAGTGATGTTGACCACGTTGATTTCTTTCCTGGGGGGTAGTGCCTTCCGCATGATCTGGGGCGAAGTCTCCAGCTACCTGACCGCACGGCAAGAGCACCAGCACGAACTGCAGCGCATGCGTCTGCAGGCCGATCTGGAGGCCGAGCAGCACAAGCGCCAGCAAGAGGCCATCCGCCTGCAAGCCGAGCTGGGTGTGAAGGTGATCGAGGCCCAGCGTGAAGCCGACCTAGACCGCCTTGCGGCCGAAGGCTTCAACATCGCGGTGGAGGCCACCAG